CAGAAAAACAGTTGGGAAATTGGAGATTTCTCATTAGATACTGACTCTGACCTTTGGGTTGTAAATATTGATGGTGAAGAAGGACAAGGCACATATGGAAGTATCGATGATATTGTTAAGTCACTTGATAGTATTACAGAAGAATGGTATAAACCTTGGACTTGGGGCAAAAAGCCAACTGCTAAAGACCTTCCAGGCTCTGGTACGTTAAAAAGTGCTGGTACGGATTTAGAAAATCGTAATAAACAAATGAAACAGGCTTTAGATGCATTAAAAAATGAATCAGTTATAAAAGAAGAAACTGGAATCTCTAAATTCAACAAAGAAGACCCAAACAATCCCGAAGTATATATTGATGGATACGGAAGTCTAATGCTTAATCAAATTGAAGATGACCTTGTTCGTAATTTTACTTCACTTACAGACATGGCAAAGAAAAAAGACTGGGATGGTATAGAGTATCAACTTAATCAAACGGGTGTATTACAAGCAAAAATAGAAGCAATACTTAACACTAAAGAACAACTACAAGCAATTCGCAGAAAAGGTGGACCAAAGTCACGAGGTATCAATAAAGAATCTTTATATGATGCTCTTATGGGCGAGGGAGTGTTTGATAAATTCAAAGTTATTAAGCACAAAAGAGCCTATGAACGTGCCGCAGACACGTTACATACTATGCTACAAAGAAAATATAAAGAAAACGAAGGCAATTGGAGACACGGTTTTGGTTGGTATGTGGCTAAAATAGCGGATGGATTCAATCATGTAGACAGTGATGTTCTAAACAAATATTATTTAGACCATTATAAATCTGCATTTATCACAGAAACAGGTGGTGTAGGCAGAGTTGTACAAGGTGTAAACACAAGTGTTGATGTTGGACCAAACGAAATTAAGAAACAAGCGGCAAAATTCGGTAATGTTGTTAATAAAGACGGTTTGCCAAAGAAAACATTTAGATAAATACTATTATGAAAATATACGAGATTTTAGGTGAAAATTGTGCAGGTGCTTTTGCGAGTGTTCCCGCTGTATTAGGCGGAGGCGATCCAGAGGCTAGCATTTATGCCAAATCTAAGAAATCAAAGAAGAAAGGTAAAAAGAAAACTGAGAATAAATCACCAATGATTAGAAGGTAGAAGGCTTATGAGATTATCACAACTAACACAACCAATTAAAGAAGGCAATTATCCTGAACCACGTAAAATGCAAGTAACACAAGCAGACAAAGAAGCAAACACTGAGGCATGGAAACGTTTTAAAGCAGGTGACCCAAGATATGAATGGCATGACTCAAATTTAAAAGAATTTGGTCCAGATGAACGTTATATAAAAGTTGGTAACGCAACTGGTATTGCAAATAAAAAAACAGGTGGTATTAGATTTTCAGGTGACATTGCAAATACTAAGGTAAGTGCTAACAATCATATGAATGCAGACGGAACACAAGGAAATATAAGTGCAACAGGCAAGATTGCAGGCGTAAAATTAAAGGTTTCAAATAATCTTAAAGGCACAAATCCTAAATTAAAGGTCAACGATTTGACTGTGGAAGGTTACAATGATGATGAATGGAGTGACAAAGAAAAGGAAAATCTCGAATATACTGTTTGGGTTGGTGGCACTGAAGTTAATGACCATTGGTTAACTTATGATGAGGCTAAAGTTTTATATGACAAATTCAAAGCACAAGGATATGATGACATTCAATTAGATGCTAGAATAAAACAAGACATCCCTACGGACAGTAAACTAATTTCAAAAGAGTTTCATGGAATTGATTGGGATAAAATCAATGAAGAATCTGAAGAAGAAAAATATGAAAAATTAGAAGTTGCTTATGGTCATGGAGGCGAAGCAGGTCTTGCCAAAGCATTGGGCATGACGGAACCTCAACTTAATGATATAATTGATGAACTGGCAGCAGAAAGTCACGAATGGGCTCGACAAGTTCTCACAGCAGATGATGATAGAGATGTGATTATTGACCGTATAATGGATTTAGCGGCTGATGGTAGATATGACGATTATCATACATCTAAATGGGATGAAGCCTATAATCCTGAAACAGGAAGAGATCCCAATGTAGACACAACAGAGTGGGACAATCTTATTGCAAAAGCAAAGAAAAAGCAAGGTATCAGTGACGAAGAAGAAGTATTTTTTAATTATGGCGACATTGGCGGAAACATAATTGTTAATCCTAAGTCAACTATAGAAGACCAGATTGCTGAATTGTTAAACAGATATTATGACATTAGTCCAATGGAATTTGATCCTAGTAAAATAGAAATACAAAATGAGGCAGGAATTTTTGCACCTCTGTTGGCAATACCTGCGGCAATTGGTGCGGCAATACCTGCGACAATTGGTAGAGCGGTAATTGGTGGAGTAGCAAGAGCGGTAGGTGGTAACACCATTGCTCCCCCACCACTAGCAATAGCGAGGTCGGTTGCTAAAAAAATCAAGACCCATCTGGGAAGTGAAGACGATGAAGAAGAATCTTTAAACGCATCACATGAATCACTTTCAAGTTCGTTGATAGCATCAAGACAAGCAAAAAGAGAAGAAGTTAAAGCAGTTAGAGAAGATGAAGAAGCAATTGCGGCTAGAGATGAATTTCTAAAAGTTATGGACATGAAACCAAAAGGTGGTTTAAAAGATATTCCAAAAGCAATTGACACAATTAAGCAAATTGTAGCAGACAAACAAAATATGCAAGTTAAGTTTGATGATGGCAAGATGAAAGTAGATTTATATACAGCATCAGCAGTATCACAAATATATGATGCAGTTAAGCCAGAAACACAAGAAAAAATTGACAACATGCTAAGAACTAAAGAAGGTATGCTTAAGATGTCAAACTTTGCATTTACCAAACTTAATGAAGGTATACAACGTATACGAGAAGGCAAAGGTCAACGTATTGATGAATGGATACCATTAGCCATTGGAGCCGCGAGGGTTTTGGGACCATTAATCACAAGACAAATAGCAAAACACGGAGTTAAGGGGGCTATTAAAAATATGCCTAGAATTTCTAGGGCTGTGTCAACTAAGGGAAAACTGAAGACTGGTAAAGAAATATGGAAGAAAACACCTTACAAAAGAACCGGAGCGGCACTTGGCGCTTTAGACTATTCCTTGGGTCCTGGACTTATTCACACAAATGTAAAAGATAGGCTGTCTGGTAATAGTAATAGTAATAGTAATAGTAATGGCAAATGGGAGGATCCCCGCCAGTCGTCAACCAACCGTGCGACAGAAATTGTAAAAAGAAACTGGGGCATTGAGGACTCTGTCCATCCAAAAGGTGAACTTATTCCTGAGGAGTACTCAGGAGCAGATGCTGTAATAGACAAAAATGGTAAGAAGCATGACCCGAAAAGTACAACCGGCCAGATGATTATAAATATGAAATGCAATAATCCTAGTGTCAAAGATAAAAAGGGCTGTGGTTTGCCAAACGATAAAGATAAAAAACGTAGACGTGGTGCCATAGTTAAAAAGGGTTGGGGCATGGCCAAAACAGGTGGTAAAAAGTTAGGCAAAACAATAGTCGGGACAGTGGCTTCAACTGGTTTTGCCAATCCATTTGACCTTAAATCATCGAAATATTCGCCTGAAGATAAGGCTGTTGAAATGATGAGAGAAGCCACGAAATCAATAAAGTCCAAATAATCATAGATTCCTATTGACTTTTAGAGTCACTTATGTTAATATATAAAGAGTGAGAAATCACTCTTTTTTATTGTCCAACTTATAGGAGATTTATATGTCAATTGATGCAATTAACGAAGAAGAAAAAGCCAAACTTACCCAATTAGTGAACGAGGGTTGTTTAGTTTTACAAGAATGCGATGACCTCAAAGGTGGATTACGTGATACTGTAAGAGCAATTGCTGAAGAAATCGATGTAAAACCATCGGTATTAAATAAGGCAATCTCTGTGGCACACAAAGCGAAACTCGCCGAAACTCGTGCAGATTTCGAAGATATGGAAACAATTTTAGAAACTGTAGGGCGCACTCTTTGAGTTATGTAGATGCGTTCTATAACAAAGATAAAGATATTGTTCAAGTTGTAGAACGAATAAAAGGCAAAAGAGTCTACAATGATTATCCGGCGTGGCGTACTTTCTATGTGAAAGACCCACACGGTGACCATGTAAGTATCTATGGTGACAAAGTTCGCCAAATCAAATGTAAACGACTTAAAGACCTTCACAAAGAACGAAAAATTAATGCTGGCAAAACATTTTACGAAAGTGATATGAAACCAGAAGTAAAATGTTTAAGTGAACATTATAATGGAATTGAGTCGCCAACTCTAAATACCGCATTCTTCGATATCGAAACAGACTTCGATGCGAGTCGAGGGTTTGCTGACCCTAGTGACCCATTCATGCCAATTACAGCAATATCTGTTCATCTTCAATGGTTAGAATTACTAGTGACTCTTGTTATTCCGCCCAAGTCAATGAGAAGTGGCGAGGGTCTTAAAGAGGCAGAAAGAATTTGTGAGCAATTTGACAACACACAATTGTATTTGAGTGAGGCCGATATGCTCAATGACTTTTTAGATATCATTGAAGATGCTGATGTGTTGGCTGGTTGGAACTCTGAAGGTTATGATATTCCATATACAGTAAATCGAATCACCACTGTATTAAGCAAATCTCATACACGCAAGTTGTGTCTGTGGGATTTAGTACCCAAAACTAGAAGAGTTGTTAAGTATGGTAAAGAACAAGAAACATTTGACTTGTTTGGAAGAATTCATTTAGACTACCTAGAATTATATCGTAAGTACACATATCATGAAATGCATTCATACGCACTTGATACGATTGGTGAACATGAAGTAGGTGAAAAGAAAGTTGCATATGATGGCACATTAGACCAATTGTATAATAATGATTTCTATAAGTTCGTGGCATACAACAGACAAGATGTTGCTCTACTTGATAAGATTGATAAGAAACTAAGATTTATTGAATTGGCTAATGAGATTGCACACGATAACACAGTTAATATCAAAACAACAATGGGAGCAGTTGCAGTTACAGAACAAGCAATCATTAACGAAGCCCATAGACGAGGCATGATTGTTCCTGATAGAAAGAGGCGGGAATGGTCAGATGATGATATAGAGTATTCAGATGAAGAACTTCATGCGTTAGAATTACAAAAGGCCGCTGGTGCTTTTGTGGCAGTTCCCAAAGCAGGATTACAGAGATGGGTAGCAGGTATTGATATCAACTCTCTTTATCCTTCAGTTATTCGTGCCATGAATATGTCTCCTGAAACTATTGCTGGACAATTAAGACCAGACTTAACTGATAAGATGATTAGTGATAGAATAAAAGAAGGTAGAAAGACTGGCGCAAAAACTTATGGTTCTTCTCAAGCATGGGACGAAACATTTAGTACAGAAGAATTTCGTTTAGTTAATGAAAAAGACAAAGCAGCCAATATCACTTTAGTACTTGAAGATGCTCCTTTTGAAGAACTTAAAACAACTCAAGACCTTACTGGTGCCGAAGCATATGATTTGATATTCAATAGTCCTTTAGAATGGACTCTTACTGCGAATGGCACTATATTCAAGCAAGATGTTCAAGGTATTATTCCGAGTTTATTAGAACGATGGTATGCTGAACGACAAGTGATGCAAGAGAAAAAGAAACAGGCTATTAAAAATAATGATGCGGTAGAGATAGCACACTGGGATAAACGACAACTTGTGAAAAAGATTAACTTGAACTCATTGTATGGTGCGTTATTGAATCAAGGATGTCGTTTCTATGATAAACGCATTGGACAATCAACAACTCTTACAGGTCGTTGTATCACACGACATATGGGTGCCAAGACGAATGAAGTTATCGCAGGTCATTATGATTATAAAGGCCCATCAGTTATATATGGTGATACAGACTCAATTTACTATTCAATGTATCCTGTTTACAAACAAGAGATTGATGATGGCACTATTGAGTGGAACAAAGATAAAGTTTTAGAATTGTATGACGAAGTTGCAAATCAAGTTAATACTAGTTTTCCAGATTTTATGAAAACATTCTTTAATGTTCCTAGAAAAGAAGGCGAGATTATTGTTGCTGGTAGAGAAAATTGTTCAACTACGGGAATCTTTATTAAGAAGAAACGATATGCGTTACTGATATACGATGACGATGGTGTTCGCCGAGATGGCGATGGTTCTCCTGGTAAGATTAAAGCAATGGGTCTTGACTTGAAACGAAGTGATACTCCATCTTATATACAGAATTTTCTAAGTGAGATTTTATTAAAAATATTGATTGACGGAACACGAGAAGATATTATTGAAATGGTTAAAGAGTTTAAGAAAGAGTTCAGAGCAAGACCTGGTTGGGAAAAAGGTTCACAGACTCGTGTGAATAATTTGACTTCTTATAAGAATCGTGTGAATGCCGCTAAGAAGGCAATGGCAAGAGATGTGAAAGGTGGTGGTGATAAGGCTAAAAGAGATAAGGTTCATTTGCCTGGCCATGTTGCCGCATCATTGAATTGGAATATGTTACGAGAACTCAATCAAGACCGATACGCAGTAGAAATAGTAGATGGTATGAAGACGATTGTTTGTAAACTAAAACCCAACACCTTTAAACTGAAAAGTGTTGCATATCCTGTTGATACTACTAAAATACCTCAATGGTTCCAAGAGTTGCCATTTGACCACGAGTTGATGGAACAAACGATTGTTGATAAGAAGTTAGAAAATCTAATTGGAGTACTAAATTGGGATATAAGTGATGCTAATGCATCAGAAACATTTGATAATCTTTTTGATTTATAGGTTGACAAATGTGTCAAAAATATGTTATAATTAATTTAATTAATCAAAAGGAGTAAGTAAATGCGTGATATTTTAAAGGATATTGTCAAACACACACATTCTCTTGGAATCATTCAAGCGGCTAAACTGACAACAGATGAAGAGGGAACGGCAATTGATGCTATGGATGAAGACCGTACAGTTGTATTGATGGGAAAATTACATAAGCCAGTGCCTGAATTCGAAGGAAAGTTTGGACTAGGTAGACTAGGTGTCTTAAGTGGGTTACTTAGTTATACTAGTGAAGACAAAGAAGGCAATCCAATTGAAGCGGATGTTAAAGTAGGAACAGAAACACGAAATGGCGAAGATGTTACTACTGAACTTAACTTCTCAATGCCTGGTGGTTTTGATAGTTCGTATCGAGTAATCGTAAGTGAATTAGTAGACGCACAAATTAAAACCGCAAGTTTTAAAGGTGCGGTATGGAATGTAGAAATCATGCCATCACAAAAAGCAGTCAAAGACTTACAATATTTTGCTGGTATTTTAGGTGCGTTCGACCCATTGCTTACTACGAGAACAGTTAATGGCAACTTAGTTTTCTTTATTGGTGATAGTTCAACAGATAAAGTAGAACTTCCATTTGCAAGTAATGTAGAGGGTGAACTGAAGACTGGTTGGAGTTTTCCATTGTCAACCGTTCTTACTATTCTTAGACTAAGTGAAACAAGTACAACGACTATGAAAATTTCTGACCAAGGTGCTATGATGATTAAAGTTGATAGTGGTCTCGGTGTATATGAATATATTTTACCAGCAAAAGCAGGGCATTAAAAATATAAATACATTGTGAGAGGGGTTACTGGTGACACTTATTATAGGAGAAGCGGATGACGCCCTTTAGACAAAAGTTAGACACGACTGAACAGAAACGCACCCACCTTATATACTTAAAAAAACAACATAGAGATTTAGACAATGGAATAATTACCGCATTTAAAATGCATACTAAAGATAATGTTGTTACTAAGTTGAAATTAAAAAAGTTACATCTGAAAGAAGAAATAACCCAACTAGAAAGAGAACTAGAGAACACAGAAAAATGAGTATTCTTACTCCAACACCCAAAACTATACAAAATCTGATTAGAGTTATACCAGACCATCCCAGGCCTGGTGTACTCTATCAGGATATGGCAAGTGTGTTTAATGCCCCTCGTGGTATGCAAGATGTTATGACATTATTCCGAAATTATATCTCTGATAATAATATAAAATTTAACAGAATTGTTGGACTAGATGCCCGTGGATTTCCAATGGCGGGTGCATTAAGTTCAGAAACCGGCGTACCATTTTCAATGGCTAGAAAGAAAGGAAAACTACCAGGTGAAACAATTTTCACTGAATATGAACTAGAATATGGCACTGATGAGTTACATTTACAAATAGACGCAATAAACAAAGATGACCAAGTATTGATTGTAGATGATGTTATAGCAACAGGCGGAACACTAGAGGCAGCCATTAAACTAACTGATAGATTTGAAGCCAATGTAGTAAGCATATTAAGTATAATGGAACTTGAGTTTTTGGGTGGTGGTGCCAAGTTACGTGATGCTGGGCATGACGTATATTCAATATTACAAGAACAGTAATACATTCAAAACCACTTGACTTTATGTCTATTATTTTGTATAATAGTAGATAGACTATTAATTTTATATAAGGATACGCATAAATGAATGACTATATTTTTACAAGTGAAAGTGTAAGTGAGGGACATCCAGATAAAGTAGCAGACCAGATTAGTGATGCGTTAGTTGACGCAGGACTTAAAAATGGTGATGAAACAACACGAGTTGCAGTTGAAACACTTGTAACTACTAATCATGTAACATTGGCGGGTGAAGTAAAAAACTTTAATGTAACTAGGGACGAAGTAGAAGAAATTATTCGTGATGTAGTGAAACACATTGGATATGAGCAAGAAGGCTTTCATTGGGACAAACTAAAAATTTATAACGAAATTCACTCACAATCAAGTGATATCGCACTAGGAACCGATGATTTCGGCGCTGGAGACCAAGGATTAATGTTTGGTTATGCGTGTAATGACAACGAGGCAATGCTACCAGCACCTATTTACTACGCACATGAGATACTTAAAGAACTAAAAGAAAAACGCATCACCGGTGCGGATTCCTTGCTTCCAGACGCTAAATCTCAAGTAAGTCTACAATATGAGGGTGATAAAGTAATACGTTGTGACCAAGTAGTAATATCAACTCAACACAAAGTTGGTCGTGGAGAAGAAGCAGAAGCAGAGGCTTATGTTGCTGGCACTTACATATTAGAAGATTTACTTGATAAAGATACTGTATGGCATGTCAATCCTACGGGCAAGTTTGAGATTGGTGGACCAGATGGGGATGCTGGATTAACAGGCAGAAAGATTATAGTTGATACATACGGCGGTTATGCACCCCACGGTGGCGGTGCTTTTAGTGGAAAAGATCCTACGAAAGTAGATAGAAGTGCCGCTTATATGGCACGATGGTTAGCAAAGAATGTTGTAGCAGATAACATGGCAGATTGGTGTCAAATTCAATTGAGTTATGCTATCGGTGTCAAAGAGCCAACTAGTATCTATGTAGACTCGAATGGACACAATCGTAGCATTCAACAATTTATTGCTGATAATATTGATTTAACACCAAAGGGTATTATTGATAGATTTGATTTATTCAATTTTCATCAATATAGTAAGAATTGTGTATATGGACACTTTGGCGACAAAGATGTTCCATGGGAGAAAACAGGATGGTAGATGAGTGGGGATAAAGTAACGTTAGGTTAACAAGGAGAAAGTATAATGCCAGTAGTACCAAATGACTTAAAAGATTTCTCAGTAATCTGGGAAGTCAGATATTATGACCATGAACCAGAGAAAGTATTCTTTGATGTTATAGGTGAAGAAGCAGAGAACTTAGATACTTTAATAGATGACTTGGGCGAGAATAGTATAGACCGTGAACCGGAAAATAGCACACCAGTTGGACTAGGCGACTTTAACATTGAATGGATTATGATTGAAGATGAAGATGGCAAAGAAGTCTGGCGAGATAAGTACTATGACTTTGAAAATGAAGATTGGTTAGAATATATTAGTTAGAAAAGGAGCAAATATGAGTAAGACACTAAATCCCACTACTTGGTTTGGCACGCCAGAAGAAAAAGAAAGAGCAATTGCTAGACGAATTAGTGATGAGAAAGAACAAGCAATCACACTTGAGAAGATTAACTTCAAGTATGGTCATATAGACCAACATGAACACGACAAAAACATGGCAACATTAGAAGGCAAAGAGTATGTCAGAGTTGTTGGTATGGAACTAGATGAAGAAACACCAGGACAAGGTTTCTTTGAATTAGATTTCAATGACAATTTTGTAGAATATCTTGCACAGAATGGTTATGAGGGTGTTGAGCCAGACCAAATCGTTGATAATTGGTTTAGTGACCTATGTAAGAATATTGTGTTGAATGATTTAGAAGACGAAGAAGGTATCAGAAAAAGTGTAATGACTGATAGCAAAGATGGTCTAATCATTAGTAAGATTAAAACAGACGAAAACACTTCAGAGTATTCCTAAGATGGCTACCTTTATTTTAGTAGATGCGTTCAACATGTATCATAGAGCAAAGCACGTAGCAATGCGTGGTGCTAATGTTGATATGAAAATTGGTATGGCATATCATATTATGCTTAGTAGTGTAAAACTATGTTACAACAAATTCAACGCAGACCATGCCGTGTTCTGTTTAGAAGGTCGCAGTTGGCGGAAAGACTTCTATGAACCGTATAAGAAGAATAGAAAAGTTGCTCAAATGGCCAAGACTGTTAGAGAGCAAGAAGAAGATGAAATCATGTTTCAATCGTATGATGATATGATTACATTCTTAGATGAGAAAACAAATGTAACATTGTTACAAAATTCAGAAGCCGAAGCAGATGATATGATTGCAGTATTCATCGAGGCACATCCAAATGACCATCATATTATTGTATCAAGTGATAGTGATTACTTTCAATTAATTTCAGACAATGTAACAATGTATGACGGTGTCCAAAATCGTATCATTACTAAAGATGGTTTCTTTAAAGATGATAAGAATATGACTCCTATAAAAGAAAAGAAAACTGGTGAAGTGAAAGAAGCACCAGACCCGAAATGGTTATTGTTTGAGAAATGTATTCGCGGTGACACAAGTGATAATATCTTTTCAGCATATCCTGGTTGTCGTAAGAAAGGAACTAAGAACAAAGTTGGTATGCTAGAGGCATACGCAGATAAAGACTCTGGTGGTTTTAGTTGGAATAACTTTATGCTACAACGCTGGACTGACCATAATGGCGAAGAACATACTGTCCGTGACGATTTTGAACGCAATGTCCAACTTATTGATTTAACAGCACAACCATTAGAATTAAAGATTAAATTTGTAGAAACGATTGCTGAGAATAGTGTGCCGAAAACAAACACTGGTGTTGGTATGAACTTCCTAAAGTTTTGTGGCATACATGATTTACAAAATCTTGCCAAGTCACCTGACGAACTTGCGTCAATTCTTAATCAACCGTATCCTGCTGAATGAGAAAAAGAAAGCCAACTTCGTTAGTTGAATCATTGTTGGTATTCGCGGTTATAACATTCATTTATGGAGTGTTTATACTATTTTGGAATTAAATAAATGAAAAGTTATATATTTGATGTAGACGGCACACTTACTCCAAGCAGAGCAAAAATTAACAATAATTTCTTAGAATGGTTCTTAGAGTTTGTTAAGACACATAGAGTTTATCTAGTCACTGGAAGTGATAGAGAAAAGACAGAAGAACAGATTGGTGCAGAACTGTTTGAAAAAGTAAAGTGTGTATATAATTGTTCAGGTAATACGAAATATCAAAAAGGTATTTGTGTTTATAATGTAAGAGATTTTCAATTAGAAGATAAACCACGAAAGTTTTTAGAAAGAAAATTGCGTAATAGTAAGTTTGACGCAAAGACTGGATTACACTTTGATACAAGACCAGGACTTTTGAACTTTAGTGTTGTTGGTAGAAACGCATCAAAGCAACAGAGAAAATGGTATGTTCAATATGATACATTGAAAAAAGAAAGAGAATTAATCTCTGATGAATTCAATAAAAAGTTTTCTAAGAAATTTGGTATTGTATCACAAGTGGCAGGCGAAACTGGATTAGATATTATAAAGATAGGAACAGATAAGGCACAGATATTAAAAGATTTTACATTTCAAGATGAACTGATATTCTTTGGAGATAACATTCAGCCTAATGGCAACGATTGGGGCATTGCTCAAGCAATTGAATATTCGCCATATAGTTATTCTGAATGTCATCAGGTTAAGAACTGGAGAGAAACCTGGAAAATACTTAAAAAGATTTAAAATGATTTATACAAAAGAAATAGTTAAAGATAAATTTTGGATTCTGGAGAATACAGGAGTTAAAATAGGAACGATAAGATTTTGTTCGTCTGATGATTTTGAATTGAATATGAAAAATATAGATGTTGGGTCTCTTACTAACGAACACATATCTCTGACTGAACTTACTTCTCGTTTTGGTGAAAAGATATTAGAATCAAAAAAAAGTTCGGTAGTTGAATCAAATCCTTTATCTGAAAGAAAAGCCTTGAAGACTTCATTAGGAATTGTAGACGAATATCCTTCTAAACATATACCATATAACATAGAAACAATAGAGTTAAAAGGGAAACAAATTCCAACTTATACTAAAAGTAAAACAAGTAAAGTAAGATATGTCGCTGGGTATTACGGAGTAAGTTATCCAGCAAAATGGGGATGGTTTTACGGTGGAAAACTAAATACACTAAATACTTACGGTTTTATAGGACCGTTTAAAACTAAATCTGAAATGCAAAACGAAACAAAATTAGCGATTAAACGTGATGTATAAAAGTTTAAAAAATCTATTAGCAACGATTAAACGTGCAAACTTGAAAGGTGATAACAGTGTTCGTCTATCAATCACAGAGGCAAATGATATCCAAAATGATATTGCTTTATTGTTGTTAGAA